TCTTTTTCATTTTTACAAGGTATTACTATAGTAACAAGTTCTTCTAATTTCATACTCTTATTTATTAGATTACTAATCTAAATATTTTCTTAAAATATCTAAATTAGGGTGTTTTTTGAGTTTTGCCTCTGCTTTTTTTACAATTTGTCTTGCTCTTTCATTAGAAACATTAAGATGTTTAGCAACATCATCCATTGGCCAAGCATATTCATAACCAAATCCATAAAATTTAGTAATAGAATCATACTCGATTTCATTAAGTGAATTAAGTATCATTTTTAACTCAATCATTAAATCAGACTTATCAAAACGGTCAACATCATTTGATGTGATGTCGTGTTCTAAACCATGGCAACTGAAATCTTCATCACTTTGTGAGTTTGGAATTCTAACAGTTGTTGATAACTCATTTAAAGACGTTGTAATTTCAGCCTTAACATACCAAATAGCAAATGTGATAAATTTAAATCCTCTATCTGGATCGAACTTCTTTACTGCTTTATATAAACCTAAGTTTCCAAAAGAAATTAAGTCTTCAAATGTTAATCCTAAATTCTGGTATTTCTTAGCAATGTGAACAACAAATCTAAGATTGTGTTTAACTAACTTTGTAATGGATTCTTCATCACCACTCTTAATTCTTTGACAAATCTCAAATTCTTGTTCTTTAGTAAGAACCGGTATATTTTTAATCTCATTAATGTATTTGATTATAGATTCAACTTCTGTTACAATTATACCTTTATTTAGACTTATCATTTGTTTATTATTTGCTTCCGAATTTTGCAATATCTTTATATTTACTCTTTATAGTATTTATAGTTCTCATTGCGTCTGAATATTTTTCTTTAATCTCATCATTAACACTGAAATCTAAAATAACACCACATCCCGGACAAACACACATAGGATTTTTAATAATAAATTGTAAATCTAAACCTAAGTTTGTTTTACAAGAAGGACAAGGCATTGGCATATGTTATAATTAATTTGTTGATGTGTCTTCTAATCTTTGAATATATGAATCAATTAATCTTGATATCATTTCAGGTTTTGTATCTGATTTAAATTTGACTTTAATTTTTGCCATACCAGAACCATCTTCAGATTTACCAGAATCAACTTCAATCGATTTAATATTGTGATGGTCATCTTTACTGACTTTACCGTCTTTATTTTTGAATATACCTAACAAACTTCTTTTAAGATCTGATGCTTTACTATCACCAAAAACAAGTCTTGCTTCAAATTCAATATCTAATTCATCTAATCCAATTGATGAGTGGTCGGCTAAAATAAATAACGGAACTTGCATATCTTTTTCACCTATCTTAAATGTTTGAGTTTTAGGTGTTCCGTCAGCATTAAAGTAGTTAACTATGTTACTGATATGCTGTCTTTCAGATATCCTTTGAGCAACCATTCCGGCTTCTAAAAGACCACTAACAAGTTCTTCTACGTTTAATTTTGACATTATTTATCTTTTATCTTTTTAATTATAATGAAAACCAGACTAAAGTTTAAAAAAAAAGGAGACCGAAGTCTCCTTTTAATTTTTTACTTTATTATTACTTACTTTGTGGGTCTTCTGTTAATGGAATTAATGAAGGCTCCAACATTTGTGTTAAATAGTCAGATAATTTCATCATACCTTCAGTAGCTGGTAATTGTTCAGCGTGAACTTTTACATTATACTTAGCAGAATTATCAGTTGATCTTGTATTCTCTTTGTGAGTAGCAACTTTACCTGCCATAGAAACAGAATATTTCATACCCCAGAATCCACCAGAAGCAGAAGCTTGAAAAGAAGCCTCAGTATCTGTAGAAGATTTATCAACTTCAGAAGTTTTAACTTCCATTGTAAACTCGATATCAGCAGATGTGATAGCTAATGAAGGAAGTGGAACTAAAGGTAACATAGGAACTTGAGTATAAATCTTTTGTAAAGATTGCTTACCAGTTTCTGGGTCAGTCATAACTCTGTTCATCTCTACATCTAAAGATCGAGCGCTTGTCTTACCTGTTTTTTCGTCTTTTACAAATGCTACTTCAGAGATATATCTCCAAGTTACATCATTAAGTTGTGCTTGTCCTTTTGCCATTCCAACTAAAGGAGAAACTATTAGGTCTTCAATTGGAAGCCCAGAAAATTGTGATGTGATATCAGCCATATTAATAATTTATTTTTTTATTATATATCAGGGTTTTATAATCAAAAAAGTGACATTTTTAGTCAAATTTCGATACATCCTTTACCCAGTAAGGCTGGATTTATTTTCAGAAATTTTAAATATTTTTAAATAAAATCAATTAACTAATAAGTTGAAATCTTAATGGATCACAGAAACTACCTGGAGGTGTAGCACTTGTTGGATCTTGAACACCATCTAAGTCCCAATCACAATAAACTAAACCCCATCCTAAAGTTCCGTCCGGTGAATCACCACCGACTGGTAAATCAGATTGGTTTGTAATTTGTTGCATGAGTCTCATTTCAACTACTGTTATACCAGAATCTAACTTAAAAAGTATTTTCTGGTTTCTTTTTGAACTTGTGACCGTTCCAACACCCAATGAGTAGCCAGGATTCGGAGGGACTGAAAGACCTGGGTTAGTAACTGTGGTTCTTAAATAAACTTGGTCGTAGAAGTCAGTCAAATTATTTAAAGTTGGAAAAGAGTAAACATTATGAGACTTACTAAATGTAAGACCAGGAACAGACTCAACTACATAATCCAAATCTTCTTGTGGGTATAACCAAATTGTATTAATAATAGAAATGTATTGGTCAGTTATTGAACCACCACCGGAACCAACTGTTAACGAAGATGAATTAGATATGGATTCATACATACGATTTCTTTGAACATATTCTCTTCTCTTCTTTTCTGCAATTTGAAACAATTCATTTTCTTTAGCAGTCTCTGCGTCTTTCTTAGATTGCAACTCCTGTTGCATTTTTTCCCAAATTTCTTCTAATGATTTTGACATAGAATATATATAAATTTTTTTATTTTTTATTTTGAAATAAATAATCTTTTTAGTATATATATTAAAACAAAAAGAGACTCAAATATGAGTCTCTTTTTTTGTGATCCGCTCAGGATTCGAACCTGAGACCTACTGCTTAGAAGGCAGTTGCTCTATCCAGCTGAGCTAGCGGACCCTTTGTTTATAAGGCTTTCCAAAGATTACCTATTTGTAGTCGAGGCGGGAGTCGAACCCGCACGGGCAAATGCCCACAGGATTTTAAGTCCGGCGTGTCTACCTATTCCACCACTCGACCTTTTTAATCTTTAACAAAGATAACACTTTTATTTGAATTATGTTATATTGTTTAATTTATTTTCACCAAACTATCTAAATTTTTTCCAATTATTTTATAAATTGGCTTTCTTCCGTGTGGTTCAATCCTTCCAATTGGTGGTTCAACCACTTGAACTCCTAATTCAGCAAACTTTAAATAATAATCTCTTACTTGTTTTTCAGTTTTATTTGACACACCACCCCATCCCCAAGAACCTTGAACTACATAGAATTTTGAGTTAGGGAATTTTAATTTACATTCAGTTACCAGTTCAGATATCTTATCAGATTTATTAAAACCACCATTAGTTCCAACAACGATTGCCACACCGGTCACTGTAGTATCACCGGGGTAAACTTTAACAGCTTCTAGCAACCAACCTAAGGTCTTTCCACCTAACCAAAGAGAACCTTGACCACCGACAGTTGAAATCAAATTGAAGTCAGCACTTCCCCAATCGACAAATGGTGATTGAGAGTCACCGATGATGATGTTTTTTTGAGGCAAAACTTTTTTAACTTCTTTTTTAACTTCACTTTTTCTAACTTCAACTAATTTACTATCGTGAGTTGGTGAATAAAAAAGCAGTGATATTAAAAGTGTTACTATTCTCATAGGAAGAAAATTGATGTTAGGGTAATTACAGCAAAAAGAATTAGGCAATAAAATACAACTTTTGCTGAGTATTCATATTGGTCTTTACGGCGACCTTGCCAGTCATTAGGATTCCAATTTTCCATAATTAAAATTCTTCTTCAATAAATACCCACATTAAAAGGTAAATCCAAAATCCACCACCTAATATTAAAAATAATATTCTAAACAACCACGGATTAATTCCGGTGGCTTTGCCAATGCCACCACAGACACCAGCGATTACTTTATCAGTTCTACTTCTTTTCATAGTGAATATTATTTTTACAGTTACCTTTATGAGAACCCCATCTTGAGTTTCCGTATCCAACTACAACGTATTCACAACCTTCTAAAGTATAAACTTTATAGTTTTGGTCATAGTATTGTGAGTTTTTATCTAACTCCATACGTTTTGTTTCTGGGGCTCTTACTCCTCTGTCTTCACAAGAAGTAAAGAACATTGTAAATAGTAGAATAAGTCCTGAGATTATAACTACTTCAATTAGTTTAATTTTGTCTTTTGTGCTCATATGTTTTTTTTATTTTAAAAATATATATACAGTATCAGAAACAACATTACTGACCGTAATAGATTCGTGGCATTTTCCATCATAATTAACATGCTCAGTCACAACAGTAACGGTGTCTTTTTCAACAAATGATGAATAACATCCGTAATCTTTAGTTGATTTACAACTAAATAGAATGAGTGATAGGAGTATTAGTAATTTAGTTTTCATATATAAATTGGATTATCGTTTAAGTAAATTAAAAAAATAAGCAACATCATGGTGATATACCCCATTACAAACCATCGAGTTTTTGGAGCAAATCCTTCAGATATTTCAATACCTAAAAATTTTCGCTTATCAACCCACACTTCTTCATAAGAAGCCTTTGTGATTAAGGCTGATATAACAAAAAGTATAAAAACAATTAGTTTTAGTTCCATTTTTAATTTAATAAGGGTGGTGAATTATCACCACCCGATTTTCATATTATTGTTTAATATTTAAGAACATTCCTGAACCACCAGCAACTGTTGTTGGAAGTTTTCCATCCCAAGCGTTAGCTTTCAAATACTCAATATAAAGTGGAGATAGTTCACTTTGTTTAATCTTAATAGCTTTTGCTGCTGCGTTTGCGTTAATCACAGTTTCTGCAGAATCTGCTCTTGCTACAGCTACCTTACGTCTTCCTTCAGAGATTGCAGCAATTGCTTGTTGTTCAGACGCTTCAGCTTGTTGAATTGCTTTTGTTTTTGCAATAATTGATTCTTGTAAAGCTTCTGGTGGTGTAATATTAGTTCGTAATTGCGATACATTAAACCACTTAGACAATCTAACATTACATTCTGCAACAATCGCTGATTCAAAAGCTTGTCGGTGATTAAAGATACTATCAACTTCCCAAGTATTTGCAACGTCATTAACGGCTCCGATAATTGCATTTTTCAACCATCCTCTTTCTACTTCATTGATAGGAAGTCTTAAGTTAACAAACATATCACCAATAGCATCTTCTCTCAAAGAATAGTTGAATGTTGGTTTAATAGTTGCTGAGAAACCACCTTTAAGGATTACACCTTGGTCTTCATACTCAATGTGTTGTTGGTATGTTGGAAATTCCAATACTTGTTCAGTCCAAGTGTTATACAATACCCAACCTGTTTTGTATTGGTAAGAAGATACACCACGTTGGTCACCTACTAAATTGATTTTTAATCCTTTGTGTCCGGCATCAACTTTTTCAATTGCGAATGGTTGAAACATTGAGATTACAATACCGGCTATAAAAATAACAATTGGTTTAATTAGCCACGATGCGCTAAATTTTTCAACTTGATTTCCATAACTATT